GACGTTATCAAGAACCGCGAAGGAATATCTCCCGACGTTGCCGACGCTATCATGATGCGAATGTATTTCGAACTCAATCCAAGTTATGGACAATATGTTGTAGGATAAAAACAATTTAATAATTTAGCATAATGAAAAACACACCACTTTACGAAACGCTCAAAATGACATACGATCGTGAGCGCGAAATCGTTAATTCAATAGCGACCTACTTTCAACAAGGTAAAATCTTAGGCGACATTCTTCTGGAACTTTCGCAGCGCAAAGACTTAAACGCGAAAGAGAAAATTTACTTAGCGTTAATGATTGGTTCAATGATGTCTAAACCGAATGAAGATGGCGCAGAGTAAAACTAAGAAAGGTATCTGCGTATACTTACACAAAGACCTATGGAACGAGATTGACGAAAAGAGAGGTGAGAACAGTCGCAACATTTTTTTAAGCGAAGCAATCCAGTTCTCAATGAAGTTCTATATTCCTGAATCTAAAGTAAAATTGAAAGAACAAAAGTAGAAAGAACTGCTACCGTAGTTGTTACAATCAAAGCGTGGTTTCTGCGCTTTTTTTGTTTCTCTAATTTCTTTTTATCAGCAGCGAGATTGTTAATTTCCTCTTGCAAGACATCTTCTTTCTGTTCATAAGCCTCAACGACTTCTTGTAAGTTGTCAATTTTTTCTTCTTCGATGTTAATTTGTTTCTTCAGGTTGTTAATTACCAACGAATCGGAAGCAATAACGCTATCGCAAGAGTTCACCAAATGGATAACATCCACAATATTAACAGTATCTCGAATAATAATAGCAGAACGAGTTCTTTGATAGGTGGTTTTGGCTGTAAGTTGAGCATCTTCATAGGTTCGAAGTTGTTTGTAAAGTTCAATCTGTTCTGTAAGTAGTCGGTCGTATTCGCCAGCGTTGTAGTTTATGATGCTATCTTGTGTTTGTACGTTTTCTTGTACGTTTTTTTTACGCGTACAACCCCACCAATTCCAACACAACACCAACCAAAGCAACGATGTTCCAATAAATAGCAGCAACGCTGCGAGTATATTCCTTTTCATAAAATTTGTCCTTCGTGTATTCTTAAATTCTTAACGCTATAATTTCCGTTCGTTCCTTTCTCAACGATAGCGAAGCCGTGATTATACTTCGAATAAGGATTGTAGTCAGGAGATAATTCACTTAAGCAACCAACACCCCAACAAGTAATGAACTTACCGTTAGCGTCCCTCTCGTTGTGTTCTGCTGTCTGGTGATGATGTCCACAAAGCGCGGACACCTTCGTCTTCATAAACAAACCACGCGCCACGTTAACAGACGGAAGGAATTGCTTACCAAATTCGTGACCGTGAAAGATTGAAAGTTTACCGATATTCAATTTACTCTTTCCGTCAATCCACGTTATGTTGTGCTTGTCTAAATGACAAAGCGAAGCAAAGTCGAACGCGTCAATGTCGAACAACTCAGGCGCTTTTACTCTCATATAACGCCAGTAACGTTCTTCGTGGTTGCCTTCCTTATAATAGATGTGAGCCGTTGGAAATTGTTTGCGTAACGTGTCTACAAATTGACGCATTGCATACAACTCGTCTTTGAATTTTCTCTTACGTGGATCTTTGACAAAGTCGCTAATCATATGACAGTCTAATGCGTCACCATTTAGAATAACCGCGTCGCACCCTTGACGAACACCTTCGTTAATTGCAACAGTCAACGCTTCGTTGTCTTGATACGGAATGTGAACGTCGCAAAGAATCAAAAACTTCGTTCCCTTAACCTCAACGTGTCTGCGCTTTTTAGCATACGACTTCGGAAGGGCAAATGGGTTGAGTGGTCGTGGCTTTGCTTCAAACAATGACTTGTCCGTTGTTCTCTTTCTTTCAAGGTTACCATGCTTACCACGAATAGTGCGGATAAAGTCACGCGCGTGTTCTTCTGTTGTGTAAACTTCGGGATATTCTGCAAACAATTTCTTCGCAAGAGTGAGCGAAGGAGCGTCTTTGAATTTAGAACAAACTTCCTCAGCTATTAATCTCGCTGGTGTTTTCGATGTTGCCATTCTTTGCTTGTTTTGTGAATCTCTCAATTACAGTACCACCGAACAATCCTGCGGTCAACAATGCTAATGTGTCAAACATTGCAATGGGACAAACGTAGGTTGTAAAAGTCGCAACATAGGTGAAAGCAATTAGGTTAATTGTAACAAATATAGCAACAATTCGTTTTGAACTAACTTTTGAACACGAACTTAACAAAGATATTAACCATTCTTTCATATTAGACGCAGGACAAGTTGAACAATAAGACCACCAACGACACCAGCAGCAGTTGCAATACCACTAAAACGAGCGACCTGCAACCTTTGGTTTTGAATATACTTGTCGTGTTTTTGAACCTTACTCACAAGACCTTCGATTTTCATTTCGTCATCACCAATAAGAACGTGATAAATGCGGTCTATCTTCTTATTCATATTCTGCAATTCCTCGTGTATCAAAGCTATCTCGTTTTCGGTATTCATATCATTTGAAGTATAGTTGTATTTCTGCCTCTCTGCGTGTAACCAAACCATTTAACACTTTACCACCGCCCTTGTTCCACAAACGGAATGAATCAGCAATCGTTGCGTCGTTAGGATTGACGTTTAATTTTTTAAATATAGAAGAACGTTTAAAGCCAGTTGTACCGATGTTATAAGCAATTGAAACACACGCGCTAAATTGGTTCTCGTTGAGTGGTTTCAAAATAAAGGGAGTGATTGAAACTGCGAACTGGTCAATGATAAACTTCGCTAATTCGTCAGCACGTTGCTGCGTTATAACGTCGCCTTCTTTCACCTTGTCGCCATTCTCGTAGAAAGTATTTCCGAAGCCAATAGTCCAAACATTAGCAGGACATTTGTAAGCCTTCAATCGACAACCTTCAAAACGCTTTATTAGAGCGTATCCTTCTGCGTTAACTTTCATTCACCAATCTTTTTATTTGTTTTTCTTTTCGAATTAAATACTTACGGAATTTCTCCTCGTAAATCTTTTGCTTAACCATGTCCTTTTTGCGTCCCCTTGTAGCCATGTGTTTTGTTATTCGTTATCTAAACCATCCTAAACCTGGTCTTCTATATTCGTATGGACTTCTATCACGTCCAGAACTAATCTCAAAAGCGTTAGACGGATAAACATTTGTCTGTGACCAAATCTGATTTGTCGTGTTTGTCATATACTCAGGAAAGTCGCTAGAGTTATGACATAAATAATCAACCATTCTTTGCGTGTAAAACATTGCTTGTTGACGCGCTTGGTCACGATAGTTCTGCAAATCAGTTTGTGAGATAGGTGTAGTATCTTCGCTTGTACGAATAACTAAACTTCCGTTATCTGTTTTAACGTACAAATGCGGCAATACTTCGTACATCGTCCACCACATTATCATGCGACGCAAGTAATTGTCCAAAAGGGTAGCGTATGCGCCCGCAATCGTTTCGTTCACAACATCTTCTTTGATGCGGTTGTACAAATCAGTACCCAAATACAACTGTGCATACTTGTCCTGCGACAAATAGATAGCAGGGTAAAGAAGCAACGGATCAACCGAACCGTTAATCCATGTATATTTCTTGATATAGTTTTCGTCAATGAGTAGAACTTCGGGTTGTAGTGCCATTTTTTATGAGTATTTAATTGAACCTCGTGAGGGTGTGTTAATTGGAGCAACACCTTCCGCTCCTTTTTGTGGTACAAATGGATTGTTACCAACTCGCTTGTCGTTATTTAATCCGTCGTTAGGAAGTACACGACCTTTTGAATCTCTTTTACGAATGTAGATTTGACGCTTCCAAAAATGGTGACAAAATGCGCCACCTTTCCAAATAAATATATTGTATGTTGAACTGCCTTCTGGTGCAAACTCTCCGTTTATTCCTGCGTCACTCATGTCCTGAATATCTTCAAAACGAAATGATAAACCCGACTGTGATAAGTCAACCATTTCTTGACAAAACTCACGACTATTTTCGCTTAAGTTTTGAGAGTAAGCGTAACGCAATTTATAAAGTCCTGTATCTCCAAAAGCAGACCTCTCGTCAGCGTTTGCGTAACTACGAACACTCATATATTCCTGACGGAAATTAGCCTCGTTTTCGGGTTCTGTTACGTCTTCTTCACTCAACAACTCCCACTCGTCTAAATCGACTAATTCAGCTTTTTCTTTTAGCGCGTTAATCCAAAGACGACCTTGCTCATCTGAAAAGTCATTCTCAGCAGCAACTACTTTTTTTTTTAATTCAGCAGTTTGAACCGTTGGTTGAACAACAACTACTTCGTCAAATACGCTGTTCATTGTGATAGTTAAATCACTTCCAAGAATAGGCGCAAATGTATTTGTGATAATTCTTTGGTATGGCTTGATTACTTGGTTGTTGAATATCTCCATACCAACTAACATTTCGTCTTTGTTTGAACCAAAGCCTGTTGTATCTCTAATTCCGTGAATCAATGGCGACACAACACGGTGTCCTACCATGATTTGCTTCGCTGTTTCTTCGCTTAAAAACTGATATTGCTTATCTGCGTCTGATAAAGGAAATGATTCGATTTGTGGAGCGCGTGCAGGATCTTCGTTGAAGGTCATTAAAAACTTACCAGCGTTATTTGCTCCACTCAATCTTGTTTCCCACTCACGACGTATTGCTTCACGTTCCTCTTTCTGCGGTATGCCGTTTAAAAAGTTAATAATGAATGAAGGGAATAATCCGTTTAAGATATTGTTAACGTGGTATAGTCCCATTTGATAAGACAACTCAACGTAATTCAATGCACCGAAGTAGTCAGGCTTTGCGTAGTACGAAGAACCTGCCATCATTCCGTGAGCGTAGATGACTTGACGCGGTTGTTCTTCCGCTTGTGAAGGATTGAACGCAGGAATGAACTCAGGCTTTCCTTTTTTGCTGCGTGAGTTAGCCCAATCTTTTGAATACCAAATTCCTGTAATTTCGTCTTCTTCTTTGTCGTATGCAAGGCGACAGTTCTCAAAAGGCAAGTGGTTAATCTTTACAACGCGAGTAAAGTCCATACTCCAAATAACCTCAGCAACAAATGCACCTTGAAGTTTTAAGTCGAACGCAATACCTTGCAAAGCGTTGTCAAGAATAGTTCCTGTACCTTGTCCTTCAATCATGTATGCGATTGAGTTCGTCAATGCGTTGTGAATAGGACTGTTATAATAAAGCGTGATTAGGTGTTGTGGAAATAAGTTGTTGTAACCGTAGTCAATCCAACCTGCACGATTGTCTTTTTCAACCGCTTCAACTGGCTGA